TCGTTGGAGTCGGAATAGGTGGGGTTGCTGACGAAAGTGGCGTCATTCCCGCTGTAGCTCAGGTCATTCCAGGTTCCGCTGTTGGGGCCAAAGTTGGTGGCGTACTGATCCAGAAAAAGAGTCGCCCCCACGCAGTTGAACACATCGGTATTCTGGAAAGTCTGCCCCGTCACATAGGTGCCGTCGATTGCAGACTGTATGGTGTTGTCAGCGATGGTGACCGTGATGATATCGCCGGGAGAAATGGTCACCCCACTCAGGGTGAAGACCACGGCCTCATCGTTGTAGACGGGGTCGGCTGTAGCTAGTGTTAGGGACGCATTGACCGGGGCTGCCGTCGTCGATGTGGTCGTGGTCGGGGTTAGGGTCGTGGTGGTGGTTGTGGTCGGCGTTGTGGTGGTAGTCGTAGTCGAAGTAGTAGTCGTAGTAGTAAAACCACCAGTCGTAGTCGACGTAGTCGTTGTGGTCGTTGGAAACGGCGTACCGGACATGGTGACCTCTTAAACTTTCGTCACCGTCACCGTTATGCCTGAAGTTGTGGGCACAATGGGTGAAGTGAAGGGAATCACCACAGTCGTGGCAGACTTGACAACAGGTTTGGGTGGGGTCCTGGGGGGCGGGGCTGGCGGATTTGTCGTGCTTCTCTTGATCACGCCACTTGAGGTTCCACCAGGATAGACCGTCGGCGGTGTTCCCGACCCCTGGCCAGGACAACCACCGACACCACCCCTCGGCCTTCTCTTACATCGACGAGAAATACCAGCCATTATGCGACCCTCCAGCATGGGTTATTCTGACCAGCAACAAGACCACCGTCGGTCCCGTCGTAAATCAACTCTGCGTAGTCTCGCGGAGCGAGTATGATATCGACAGCTTGCACACAGCAGAACCGATTAGCGACTGCGGAGCTGGTGCTGTTGTGCTTCAGAGTGAGGTTGGCCGTTCCGACATTGTAAATACGCATCATTCGGCCATCGATATGGCTACCGCTCGGGGGTGCAACCCCAGTCAGGTTGCAGGCTGTCGTACAGTTCAACCTTTGGAAAGCCGAACCGTTTAGAACTAGGTCGTTGGTTGCCGTAGAAATGTTGGTGGTGTTGCTCTTATAGGCGAGCGAACCACCTCCAGTAGACCCGTTGGTTACCGTGAGAATTCCGACATTGTCGCGTCGTAAGCCAACATCGCCGTACCAAGCAATATGGCCGTCTTGGCGCATCCAAATGTAATTGATGTTGTCTGTGGAAGTGCCGTTGCTGGAACCTAAATAGGTTGAGGTTCCGTTGGTGGCCCTCATCATTGCGCCAGAGATCAAGAAATTTCCAATAGTTGCAGCACCACACCACAATGCCTTGCTTGGCAGATAGACATTGTGGTTAATTTGAATGTTGGTCGAAGAATCGGCTATGCCCGTTAAAGAAAAGACTACTTGAGTAGAAGATACAGCCACGGACATGTACTGGCCGGTGTTGGAGGGATTAACGAATCGAATCGACCCGTCTCCTCCGGAGGTCGCCTGTGCGCCAGGCTGCAAAATGATGGAGCCACCAGCGCCGGAAGTGACACCGCTGCCAGCAGTAATTGAAATAGAGTTTCCGGCACCAGTGCCGCCGACAGGTGGAAGGGCAGTTAGGCTGTTGGGAACATACGACTGAATACCAGATAAGCCTGTGAGTCCTGTTGAAGTACCCGTACCTGAATAAAGCGTAGGCTTGGTTGGCCCGTGGTAGCGAATAATAAGAGAAACTTGATGAGTTGATGTGCCTTTTGTGCGACGAAGCCTGAAACGTCCATCGTAAGCGCCAGGAGAGCGAATAACTTCAAGCTCAAAATCAGAAGCCGAAGGACTATAAGGACTTTGGAAAAAGGGCTGAATAGTCCCCTGCATTGTCGAGAAAGTAGCAGCAAATTTGTAAACCTTAATCAGATGTTGATAAGCAGGCTGGCGACCAACCGCAACAATTTCAAAGTAGTCACAATCTTCTGGGGCCTGACAAATTTCAACAAAATCTCCGACAACATTTGGCAAAGTCCTAAGGGCATAGATTTGCCGGAAGCCAGTCTGATCAAATTGATTTGAAGAAATGAAACCGTTTGTGGTAAAATCACCGTCAGGATCGATATTCGCAAGGACGCTTCCAGCTGAATTCTGCCACTCCTGCAAATTTGCCGACTGCGAGGCTGCGCCTTTTACAATGAGACCCTTGGTGGCAGCCGCAGCCGTATCGACCTGTAGTTTCGCTCCGGCAGAAGTACTGCCGATTGCAACCCATCCGCTGTTGGGCTGAAGAGCTAGGTTTAGGCCACCAATAGAATTTTCATATGCCTGGATAAAGGCGTAATTGCCGGTATGAACGCCAGCGGTCAGGCGGAATCGGTCGTTGGTGCTGGCCCGCTTGATCATCAGCTGGCCGGTCAGTTGACTGGAGGCGTCGGAGGTGATGTCAAGACCCGGCGACGTAGAGACGGGGGAGGTGCCGCCAATGCAGACGGCTCCGCCGTTGGCTTGCAGGATGACATTGCCGAAGTTGGAGCCGTAGGCTCCGGCGAAGCCGGTCCCACCTTGAATGAACACCCGTCCGCCGGTCTTCCCGGCGGTGTTATCTGACTTCCCGCCCAGCAACATAATGTCGCGACCAGCACCGGCATTCTGATCAGCCGGAGTCTGACCACCCGCTCCCGTAGGCATCAAGACAACACGACCCGTGTAATACTCGCCAAACTGGACAATGTTCGTGGTGCCTGTGGCGTAAGTGGCCGTTCCACCGTTGCCGCCATCGGTAAATATCGCAGTAATGCGAGCGTGGGTTTGAGTATCTGGCTCGTAGGTTGGCCAAGCCGCAATTGCTGTAGACACAGCTGTTGTAGCTCTAGTCACATGAAGAGGTGCGGCCGGACCCGAAGGGTAATAAGTAACATTGGGCACACCGATAGCGAGATCGCCGGTCGGGTCAACATAAACCAGGTTGGTGCCCGAATTATTCTGGACTTCAAGGATGTTTGCCGTCGGCGAAGCCGCCGCCTTTACGACAAGCCCTTTTGTGCTTGCCGATGTCGGCGCAATTACAACTTGGCCTGCGGCTGCGCTGGTCTGGCCAAATGACATGCCATCAAGCACATAGTTATTTGATCCGCCACCGCCCGAGTAGGCGTAAAGCCTACAACGAACAGTACCACTATGAGAAAGATCAAGAATACCGAATTCATTGCCGCCTGTTGTCCCAGTATTAGACTGGCTGCTGCCAGTTCCTAAGACTGCAACAAGCTGAGAAGAATTGATAGTGCCATCTGGAGACTTGTAAATATTTATTGTTGAATCTGCGCCGTTAGCAGCAACCGTAAGCTTTTTGTTGGGAGCAGTTGTACCAATTCCAAAATACCCACCGCTGCTAAGGTAAAGAGAGTTGTCGGGGGCGTTAAGATTGTAACGGAATTTGTAACCAGTAGTTCCTTGATTTGAAGCTAAAATACCATCTGTCGCATCATTTATAAAATAAGCGTATGCTGCACCAACTTGAATAGTTAAGGCGATTGAACCTGTGGCGTTGTATAGGTGAAGTTTGCTATTGGGGCTGGCAGTACCAATACCAACATTTGTACCATTGTCGTAGATAATGCTGTTGCCAGCCGTAGTGCTACCCGTGAACTTCACGATGTAGTTGGTAGTTCCCGACCCGGCCAGTCCGGTGGCGGTTGACCAGGAAAGGGTTCCACTCCCGTTAGTCGTCAGCACCTGACCGTTGGTCCCATCGGCTGTAGGCATGTTATACGGGTACATTTCCCCGTGAACCCGCCACTTCGTCGATGTACCGTCGTAGGTGCATTGGACGATGCGGTTGGGGCCGAGAACGATGTCGCCGCCGTTTTCGTTGATAAACTGATTGCCAGCTACGCTGGATTGACTGTGTTTGAGCGTGATATTAAAGGAACCGACATTGTGGAGCCAGATTACGCGCCCGTCAACGTGAGAAGCCGTGGCTGGTGGAGCAATACCAGTCAGGGTGTAAGCAGCAGAAGCCGACAAGCGTTGAATAGCAGAACTATTTAAAACAAGGTCATTCGTGTTAGCAGCGAGAGTTGTCGGGGTAGCAGCTGGATAAGCTATTGAGCCGCCAGATGAATCCGCATTGTCATAAAGCTGCAAAATACCGGCTGGATTGTTGCCGGGAATTCTAAGGATTGCTCCGCTTTGACCATTAAGATTGATCATCCGAGTAGCAAACCAACTATTCACATAATTGGAAGCAGATCCTGGCCTAATCCAAACATCTCCAGTTCCAGACCTCAACTGTACCGCAGTTCCTTCGGAATACACAGAAGCCAAATTATCAATATCGCCAGCGGTTAATTTAAGTCTTTGACTGGTAAAATCACTGCGTCGAAGAAACAAACCTGGATTTGTTCCTACAGGAACATCAAAATAAATATTTCCAGATGTATCCTTATTCGCAAAATAAGTATGGGTGCCGTCATGATAAATTTGTAGTTCGTCAGTACCAGCGGTGCCGCCAGGTTGCCTAACAACAACCACCCCATTTCCACCTGTCGTCGCCTGTTGGCCAGGCTGCAAAATAATGCTGCCGCCCGCCCCGCTCGTCAAGCCGTCAGCGGCACGAATAGTGACGCTGTTGCCTGACCCGGCCACCGTCCTTGGCACACCATATAGGGTATTGCTGTATGTGGTCCCCCCCAAAGGTGCCAGCCTCACCAATCCCGACGCATCAACATCAATCATCGGCACGCCCGAGACATCGTTGACGGAGAAGATCGTGCCGGAGGTGAGGTTGGGGGTGATGCTGAACAACTGCCCCGCCGTCCCCTCAAAGGACAGGGTGGAGTCGTCTAGGACTTTCAGGGTGATCGTCGACGCAGAAGCGCCCTTGCCTGTGAAGTCAATCTTGCCCTGGGTAGTCGAGCTATTCTTGTTGGGCGTAATCAGGATATCTTGTGGCATGGCTTTATCTCCTACCTATCTTACAGGCTATAGCGGTTCCTATGGGCGTGTAAATGCTTGCGAATCGTGTCGGGAGTCAGGGCGAAGTTATATACCTTGATTTGGTAAATGTGGCCGTTGAAAGGTTCAGCCCCACCGTTGACGTCTGCGCCAACTCGCCAGTTAATGTTGGAAACGACGGAGGCCGTGTTGGGGCCGCCGTTGGTGACATACTGGACACCATCAAAATAGGAATTAAAATAGCCACTGCTATCTCTTGTTACCAAAATATGGTGAGTCCCGTTGATTATTGAGTAGTTGGACGTTGTGATGTAGCCCGTCGAGGCGTTGAGCCAGATGCCCCCGCCAAACAACCAAATACTGTTACTGTTATAGCCAGGCCCGTAATTGTTGATGATGGTTCCCGTGCCCGCAGCGTTGTAATAGAAGGCTTCAAAGGTGAAAGGGCCGGAGCCAGCAAATACATTGTTGACGGCGAAATCGCCGTAGGCGTTGGAGCCGTTAAAGACAATCCCACCGCCCTTAGTCGAAGTAAACGAGCAGTTGGCATTGAGGGTGACGTTCCGACCGTTGCCGCTCAGGTCGTACCAGATCGAACCGCTGCCGGGGTAAGAGCGTTTATTGCCCGCATCCAACGACAACAGCAGACCCGTTCCCGTGTTGTTCGGCCCACCATGAACACTCATAGGCCGAACCTCCCGCGTAGGGCATTGAAGTTTTGCAGCAACTCCGCTTGCGTCAAAACCCGGTTGTAAATAAGCCCCTGGGCAATATTCCCATTAAGGATTTGAGACGCCCCGTTAGTCCCGGCCCCCAAAGTCACCGGAATAGCATGAGAAGAATGTGCTACTGAGGCGGTCTTAACCAAGACACCATCTAAATACACATTGGCATTGTTTGTGGCGCCTACATTTGTGGTCGTAAAGGTCATAGCCACATTATGCCAAGCATTATCGCCAATAGTTTTACCTGTTCCTTGCGCGCCATAAGTTGTCCAGCTATATGTAATCAGCTGGTTGTCCAACACAAACAAAGCCCAAGCATTTTGTTTTAAAATTATTCCCCTATAGCTGGTATTTCCAGAAGAAGACGCTTTAACCCAGGCAGAAATTGTTCCTTGGTAAATTTGTAAATTTGCAGCATTTCCACAATCGACATATGTGTTGCTGCCATTAAAGGTCAAGCTACCGCCATTAGCCGAAGAAAAACTGGGGCTGTTAACCAAAGTTCCGTTGTTGGAATTGCCACTCAAGTCAGTAAAAGTAGATCCACTACCGGCATAGCTTGCTGGATTGCCTGCGTCCAAACTAAGAACCAGTCCGCTAGTGACTAGTGGCGAGGAATAAAAGGCATCAAACCTACCTCTGCCTGCTGCGTAATTCTTTGCGATGGTTTCAGCAGTAACAGCAGAGTGCTGAATAATCAGATTGGAAAGATAACCATTAAACAACAAAGAAGAATAATCATATGAATATTTAGCTATCATCAAATTTTGAGTTGAAACACCTATAGTTGCAGTATATGTGTTTTGGCCAATTAATACATTATTTAAATAAACTTTAAGATTGTTTGTGCCAGATCCGCTTCTAGTTATACATACATGATGCCAAGTGTTTATGGCCAGAGACTGAACATTAACGACATTATCGTCTAAAGCCAGTACGCCTGGACTTCCAGAAATCCCACTAAAAAGTTGAAATCCTCTAGTTGTACCAAATTCCACCCAAAAACCAAGATTTGCTCCAGTATTATTGGCTGAGCTTATCACATTTTGATAAGTATTGTAGGTTTTAAAATTAACCCAAAAAGAAATAGTGAAGTCGCCAGTAAAGACTGGGGCGTAACTGCTAGTTGCGTGGTCGTCCACGCCGTCAAAATACATACTGCCAAGGTAGCCGTAACTTTCATAAGGACCGTTTACCAATGTAAAGTTTCTACCGTTGTCACTTAGATCAGACCAAGTGGTGCCAGAACCTGCGTAGCTTCTGGGATTAGCTGCATCCAAGTAAAGCTGGAGGTTGCTTAAATCAATGCTGGGCGAATGTCCAAGTCCCATTAGAGTCCAAACCTCCCACGCACAGCATTGTAATTTTTCAATATTTCATCGTCACTCAAGGCGCGGTTATACATACGCACGATGGCGATTCGCCCTGAAAAATACCGAGGTATCCAACTGGCACCACCAAGGATGATGGGATTGGCCGTGTTGGGAATAGTGGCTGGCATGTTGCCGCCGATGGAGCTGGCGCCCTTGTAAACACCGTTGGTATAAAGCTTCATGGTTGTGCTGGGGAGGGTCTGAAGAACGACCTGATTCCAAGCGTTCATGGTCGCCGCCCCGGCAATATCACCGTAGCGATCTGCGGCAGGAGATGACCAATCAAAATAAACGCTTCCGGTTGCGCTAACATAAAGCCTTGGGTTGTCTGGCGTTGCCCCGGAATCCGAGGTGCCACGACTGAAAAACTCCCCGACCCCAGTCGGATAAAACCAGATTTCGTGCGTGCATCCAGTCGGGGTATCCAGCGAGGCCGAATACGGTATGGAAACATAAGTCGAGGACGCACTCGTAAAAGTCAGATAGCCGCCGTTCCCAGCGTTGTAGGATGGGCTGTTGGTGAGCGTGCCATTGTTGCCCTGTCCGCTGATGTCGTTGATGGTGGTGCCCGACCCAGGGTAAGAACGGGGATTGCCTGCGTCAACGCACAGAATCAGCCCAGAGTTTGTTATCGAGGGATTATAAGCTGTTCCCATCGATTTCCACCTCCAGCTTAGCGATGTCCTTGCGTGTGCCGTACACGATGAAATCACAACAAATCTCACGGTCGGACTCGACGGTCACCTTCTCTGCGTTGGCGTCGACAACAAACAGGTTGGGCTGGGGGCGCTTGCGCGGGGTCAAGTTAACTGTGATGCTCTCGGGATCGACCAGGTCTTTCCAATAGTCCGGTAGGACTATCTCGTTGTCACCCGTCAGGGTGCCTCTAAAGTAGACGCCATTCTCTGGACCTTCCAATGAGGCATAGCGCAGCTTCTTGCCTTCGGCGGCCTTGGCAGGGGTGGGGTGATCGATCAAGAAGCTCTTGCTGACAGCGAAGAAGTTGCCGTTGGCATCCATGTAAGCAAGTGCTGTTCCAGAATTATTGCGCCATTCTTGTAAATTTCCAGTTTGAGTTGAGGCCCCAGCAACGACCAAACCAATTTTATTAGCTGCTGGAACATTAACTTGAAGGGTGGAGTCCGCTGTGACGAGAGTCCCAGCTCCAACAGATATCGCTGGCCCAGAACCATTAAAAGAAATAATGCCAGCCGTGGATCTTTGAATATTCCAAGCTCTCAAATACATGTCTTGAACAGCGATAGTATTTGCAGCTTCAACTGTACCATTATCGTAAATTTTCATTACGACGCTGGAACCACTCGCAAACCAAAAACCTGGATTTCCTGCAATAGGGTTCCACTTTATTACTGGACTCGTAGAAGAACCGTTATTGAAATAAAGATCGGGGGTAGAGACTGTGCCACCACCAGAGCTGGTGACAATCCTGCCGTTGTTGTCGATATAAGTAAGAACCGCACTACTGCTGTTTTGCCATTCTTGAAGATTAGCCGTCTGAGAAGCAGACCCTCTGACGATGAGACCTTTGCGGGCAGCACCCGTGCCACCAGTTGTATCAGGTCCAGTTGTAACTAGGAGCTTAGGGCCATTTGTTTGATCGCCACCAGCATTGCCCAGCACAACATTGCCGCCAGGCGTAATCATTAGTCTGGTCGTTCCATCCCAGACATAATCGACGATTCGGAAATATCCGTTGCTTGAATCGTGGCCAGTAGCCCAGCGCGTGGTGGTGTTGGTTGAATAATAAGTGTATGCGCTGGTCGTTGTTGCAACCGTTAGGTTGCCACCGGAATCAATATTTGTCAGTACTGTGCCAGCACTGTTTTGAACTTCTAGCAGATTAGCTGTCTGCGAAGCAGCGGCTTTGAGTAGCAGGCCCTTGGTGCCGGTAGCACCAGTATCGACCTGGAGTCTCGCCCCTGGCGAGACATTACCAATACCCACATTGCCCGCAGACGAAAAATAAGCCGTAGTAACCGAGTTGCCAGAACCTGTGTTGATATGGAAGTTCGTGTTGTTGGTTTTAAGAACAACATCACCAGCAATTGTCTGACTGCCATAATTAGCGTTTGCGCCAGCGTAACCTAAAACTACCTTGTTGGTTCCAGCCGCATAGACCCCGATGCCGCCGTATCCAGAAGTGACATTGGCGACGATGTTTGCGTCAACACTAGCAGCATCAACTTGAAGTTTGAAGCTGGGCGAAGTCGTACCGATTCCCACATTACCAGATGAATCAATCCTCATCCTTTCGGTGTTGTTGGTATAGAAGGTCATACCAATGGGGGTGGAAGTTCCCCCTTGATTTAGTCTAAGCTCACCTGTTCCAGAGGTATTGTTTATTTCAAATACATAACGATCATTACCGCTCGTGGACTTAAAGCCCATCGTGCAGTATTCACCGTCACCGGAACCGCGCTGGAACCCTATTTTGCCAGCGGCTGCACCGATTGAAAGGTTGTTGGACGGCGAAGCCGTCCCGATACCAACATAACCCGTTGTATCAATCGTCAATTTTTGGGTTAAGCCGCCACCCGAATCTCTAGTGATAATTTGGAACTTACCCTGTGGCACACCAAGAGTAGTGTGGGTGAGATTGTTAAAACCAATAGCCCCGACGCCATAAAGGGTTGAGTTGGTAGTAGCTGTCGCAAAACTAACAGCAATTCCATTTCCAGCCGTTGTGTTGCTATTGTTTACCGACAGACCAATCGTTGCGTTGGCTCCCGACTCCAAATTTGAAGCCGAATTGGTAATAGCACGAATAGGCTCGTAAGTATTTGCGCCAACAACATCAAGGCGGCCAAGCGGGTTTGTGGTGCCGATGCCAACATCTACGCCATCGTCATAGACGATGCTGTTACCGAGCGTCTGCTGGCTCGTGAACTTCGGCAGGTAGCCGGAGGTGCCGGAGATGCCGAAGGGTTGGCCGATGGGGCCGAACTGAACCGAGTTCAAAGAACTCGACAAAGTATGGAAAGAAGAATCAAGATAAAGTGGATTGCCAACTGATCTTGCTACTGTTCGCTGTAGTACGCCATCTTTCCAATAACGAACATTTGTACCATCATAAGTAATCGACAACACGGTAGAGGTCGTGTAACTACCATAAGTTGCAATCTGGGCATTGTTTTCCCAAATCGCCAAAACTCCACCTTGCTGAACATACCACGCATAATCTAAAGAGCTATAAACAGCATCTGTTGTCGGGTCACTATTAAGCCCGAACATAATATAACCAGTCGTTTGCGAGGCTTGCGCCGAGCAATAAACATTTTTAATATAGCCTTCTGATGAATATACTTGAGCATTCCAATCGGTAGTACCACTACTTTTAGTGTAAGTTCCGGCGCTCGGGGAAGTAACACCCCCAGTCATATTCGGCGTCCAGTAATTATTGCCAAATATTTGAGTAGCCGAATCAACCGTTCCGTAAGAAGTGTATGAGGAACCAAAAAAAGCCCCAGTCGGGCTGACGGAGGCCACGACGGCACCCGTGCTGTCTTGCCACTCGGTGAGGTTTGCGCTTTGCGAGGCTGCGCCCTTAACAATCAGACCTTTGGTCGCCGCCACCGTAGTGATTTGAAGCAGACCGCCAGGGCTAGCTTCGTTGATGCCGATCAAGCCATCATGCTTGATGCGCATCCGTTCAAAACTTGCGTCATTAGATGTGTTAGCCGTATAGAAAATTATCGGCTGATTTGCTGTAGCGCATTGAATTTGCATTCCGTTATTGGCCCAAAAGCCAATGCGTGCGCCGTACTGATTACCCGATGTCTGAAACCTAATGATTGGTGCGCTGGTTTCGTAGATATTTACTTTATCAGAAAGATTTGTAGCCGTACCGATACCGACATTCGTCCCGTTGTCGAATATGAGACTGTTGCCAAGCGTGGAAGCCCCCGTGAACTTGGCGATGTAATTGGTCGTGCCGCTTGCGGTAGCACCAGCACTTACAGTTGCCCACGAAAGACTTCCGCTGCCGTTGGTGGTCAGAACCTGGCCGTTGGTGCCATCGGCGGTGGGGAAAACATACGGATAATTTTCGCCTGTTGCACGCCAACGAGAAGAGGTGCCGTCATAGACCAACTGGGCATACCTACCCGGCCCAATAATTAAGTCCCCACCCGTTTCTGTTAATAAACGATTGCCAGCCGTGCTTGAGGCGTTATCATGCTTCAGGGTAATATTAAAAGTGCCGACATTGTACAGCCAAAAAACACGCCCGTCAGTGTGAATCCAGGTAGGAGTACCACTACCACCAGCCGTTGACGCCGGAGCAATGCCGGTGATGATGGTGGCCGCTGTGGCATTCAACCTTTGAAAAGCGGAATGTCCAGAAAGGTTAAGGTCGTTGTAAGATGTGTTGACTGTCGTGGTTGACGAACGGTAGGCCCATGCACCGCCGCCGGTACTACCATCGGTCAATTGCAGGGTAGCACGGCGTCCGTTGGTGTTGTCGCCACCATAAATAAGACCGAAGTTGGCGGCACCTTTAATGTGCGACCAACCAACCCTCATGTTAAAGCCCTGACCCCAGTTCATGCCAGAATAGTCAATTGCCCAGCTATAACTATCATTGGTTTGACCGTCAGCATTAATTTGATCGGATGAGGCAATATCTGTGGCATAAATGACTCCAGCGGTCATGTTGCCCCGTGCGTTGTTGGCGGTGGGCCTTAAAGCAATATGCGAGCCGCCTACTTGAAGAACGCCATCCTTGTTGATGATGCTGCCTTTGCCACCATCGTGCGACAACTGGATTTCGTCAGTCCCAGCAACGCCGCTAGGCTGGCGAACGATCACTAAACCATTTCCGCCCGTCGTTACCTGAGCGCCAGGCTGGATAATGATGTGGCCACCAGCCCCGCTGGTGTTGGCATTACCGGCTTTAATCTGGACATCATCGCCCGCCCCCGAAATGGCCTTGTCCTGGGCGGCTATTACTCTAGTTGCCATTTGTCAAACTCCAGATTAAACCATGCCGCTTGAGGGGCCACCGCTGCCGCCACCGCCACCACCGCTAGCTCCAGGGGTGCCGATGCGAACCAGCGAGACTTTGGACTGCCAGTAAATGGTCTTGTTGGCTTCGCCAGTACAGGCGATTTTCAAAGCGTTATTGCTGGTGTCTGCTGTGACTGTCGTCGCCCAGTTCGCCGCCCCCGTGTCGCGAGCATCAATATCCTGCGATGTCGATCCGACCATGGAGGTTGTGCCGCCGGAAGAACGCTTGATCACCCCAGTAAATCGGGTAGCAAAGCTATCACCTACCGTACCCGAAGTACCCCCCGTTTGAGTCCCGAGAACTTTAGCTTCGTAGTACCAGGCTTCGCCATTAGAAAGACCCATGCGGGTGGTGGACCCATCCAGGAAAAGATCAACAGGCGTGGCCGATGTCGAGGTGTTGTAGGGGAAGACATCCGTATGCTTGTTATTGTTGCTGCCAATCCAGGTGTCAATCTGCCGAACAGGCGTACCCGAGGCTCCCAAGCCGATGTAGTTGTTCGCCGAAGGCGTGATCTGGCTGACATTGATCCCGCTCGCAAAAGTCTTGACGCCATTGACCGTCTGCGCTGTGTTCAGCGTGACATAGGTCGAGGACAGGTCGGGGATATCGGAAGCCGAAAGCGTGCCCGCCGACAGCGTGGTGCCATCGCTCTTCAGGATACCCGAGGCGAAGCTGGTCTGACCCGTACCACCGTTGGAGATGGGCAGCGTGCCGGTGACAGCCGAGGTGCTGGCTAGGTTGATGGCCCCGAAGGCGGGCGCACCACCAGCGGAGGGGACGCGCAAAACTTGGTTGGCCGTGCCTGCCGAAGTAGCCTGAATGGCCGAGGTGCCATTGCCCAACAGGACACCGTTGCTGGTGAGAGTGGTAGCACCAGTACCACCATTGCTAACACCAAGTGTACCAGAGATATCTCCTGCTGGCACAGTCGAAGAAGCCGTCAGGGCGCTGGCCCCGTTGGCTTTCACATAGCCCGTCAGCGTGGAAAAAATCGGCGACGAGGAAAAGGTCTTCGTGCCCGAAATCGTCTGGCTACCCGCCAAGGTCACATAGGTGGCCGACACATCAGGAATATCAGACGCAATCAAACTGCGGTATTCCAGAGCATTACCGCCAGCATTAACTCGCAAAAACTGATTGGCTGAACCAACGGCGGTCAAACCTGTTCCACCGCTGCCGATGGCAACCGGAATGGCGAGCGAGATCGTGTTACCCGACTTGGTCAGGCCCGGGCCAGCGGTGATCTGGCCTGCACCGGAGAACTGCGACCAAATCAGGGCGGTGGTACCAAGAACATATGTGCCGACAGGCTGTTGAAGCACCCAGCCCGTGGTGGCGTAGGTGCTACCTTCCTCGACGAACACAAATGCCCCGCCGTTCAGCTTGGTGACGCTGTCGGCGTCGGTCGCTCTCGTCATGGCCGAGGCGGCACCGTTCCACACATAGATGCCGTTCTGGCTGGCGGTGGACTGATCCTTGACCAGCACCCGGTCGCCCGAGACCATGGTCACACCGTCAATGGTGCTGCCAGGCGAGGACAGGTTCAGGTTGGTCGTGGTGGCGACATGGACAGAGTTCTTCGGGTCCAGTCCCTGGCTGACGCTGTCGACATAGTCCTTGTTGGCTGCGTCGGTGGCGTTGGTGGGAGTCGCAAGATTGATGATCTTCTGGCTGTTGAGATTGACCGAGGCGGTGGGAACCGCCATCTGATCCAGCCTGCTCGTCCTGACCTGCGTGTCAAAATCGCTGATCTTGGACGCAGTCAAAGTGGGGATGTCGGAAGCCTGGAGCGACACAAAGCTCAGGACACCCAGACCGTTGGTGATGATCAGCTGGCGATTGCTGCCGTCCGAAGCTGGCAGCGTGAAAGTCGTCGACCCAGAAGAGGGAGCCTTGAGTGTGACTGACCCGGCTGGACTCTTGTCAAAATTAATTGGCACGGCGCACCTCGACTGTCTTGACGGCTGCCACCCAACGAATGGACTTGGATGACTCGCCGGTTACCTGAATGCTGATCGCCCCATTGGTTGCGTCCGTGACGACGGAAACATCCCAAGGAACCTCGGACTTGGATATGCTGGTCTTGCTGACGCCGCCGATGAGGATGTCCACCGTAGCCGCCCCGGTATTCCGGAAGGCCACGCCCTCAAAGCGAAACGCGGCCCTCTCCCCGATAGCATCTTCGCGCTGTGCGCTAACAAGAATATCAAAGAGATAGGTTGCGTTATCAGGTAATACAACCTGATTGCTGCCAGTCACCGCCTGCCCGTCCGTAGTCAACTTTTCCAGGGCGGCTGATTGGGTCAGCTTGTGGACGACATAGAGGCCGCACCGCGTGTTGGTTGATCCGGTCAGGAGAGGGCCTTGCACTCGCAGGTCCGATCCATTGGTAAATACACCTGTGGCTCCCGCAAGGAAGCCCGCGGAGGCATATTGGACGGCCCCGTCTGCTCCCTGCGCCCCGGAAGAACCCGCACTGCCGCCCGAAACGACCCAGCGGGATGCCGTTGAGTCATAAGTCAAGTCCAGGCTTGTACTTGCGGGGACTATCGTGGCGGATGTGTTCAGCTTCAGGCGATTTTCGGTGACGCTGCCGGTATCGTTGTTGACCAGCACGAGATTGGCGGTGCCGACATTGAACAGGCTGACCTTCCTGCCGTCGGCGTGGGAGCCGCTGGTGGGGGCGGCGATGCCGGTCAGAGTCGTGGCCGAGGTGACATTCAGCCGGACGAACGAAGCGGCTTCAATCGCAAGATTGTTGGCGTTCCCGCCTGCCAGAGTGAGCGTGGTGGACGGCGACGAGAAAGAGCCACCCCCTGTCGAGCCATTGGTGACCTTCAGGATGCCCTTGACCGCCCGCTCAATGCCGACATCGGGGGCACCGGAGCCGGAGGTCGCCAGCGTGGAAACCTTGCGGGGCCAGAGCAGCTTCGGGTTGACGACATCGAACGAGGAGAAATCTTCCTGGAAGACCCCCTGTGAGCCGTTGACGAACAGGCCGTTGGAGATGAGGGGGCCGACAATGACGGTGGCGGGGCCGGACGAGAGACTCTGGCCGATGTGGACCGAGCAGAGGGTGGAGGTGCCGCTCTGGAGGAGGATCGATTTGCCCGAACCTGTCTGGCCAGACACCAGCAGAACCTTGTCGGTGTCGAAGGCGAAGTAGAAGTCGGCATTGGTGGGGGAGGTGCCACCGGAGGCGACGAAGTAAACCCGCCCGTAGTAGTCGGACGGGGCGTTGCCGGGTCCACCGGCCTTCTTGCCGGGAACCAGCAGGATGTGTCCGCCCGATCCCGTGACCGTCCTTTCGGGGCCGATGATGGGCAGGGAATTGCCGCCCGTGTCCACCGACTGGTCGAGGCCGTTGCGGATCAACTGGTAGAGTCTGGAGCGGGTCGCTGGTCCGCTGGTGATCGTCGAGACCACCCAGTCGTTGTTGACTGGTGTGCGGTCGCCCAGCTGGTCGATTCTTTTAGCCATTAGGCCGTGACCTCCGTGATTTTGGCGGTAGCGACCCACCGGATGGTCTTGGCAGCCTGGCCCGTGACGGTGACAGCCAGTCGTCCGTTCGTGGAGTCGGCGGTCACATTGCAATCCCAGGCATCGGTCGTCTTCGCCACCGTGGTCTTGCCGACGGTCCCGACAATGGCGGTCGTGCCTGCGGTGGCATCGCGGGAAACACAGCCCGAAAAATGCCACGCCCCATGCTCGCCGGTCGTGTCCGTCCTGCGGGCCACCACCTGGATGTCGAAATGGAAGGTGGCGTTGTTGGGGAGGACGAAGGTGTTGGAGTTGGAGGCGGTCGTGCCATCCAGCGACAACTCGGCGGGTGTGGCCGTCGTGGTGGAGGAACGCAGGATGCCAACTCGATACTGGGCGTCTCCCGTCGCCGCAAAATTGCCGTTCGCATAGGCATTGCAGGTGACGGAGCGGGCTGTCGCCCCGGTGCCGACGACCAGAAGGCCGTACTGGTTGAACGGAACGAGTCTGAGGACGGTGCCCGATTCATTCTTCGTGAACAGGACGCCGTCTGCTGTGTTGATCGCCAACTCGCCGGTCGACAGAGAACCCGCAGCGGGGGACACCCCCGCCGAGGTGTTTCTCTTCAGCCGGATCAGGTTGGGCATTAGAACGAGCCGCCGTCAAGGGTGCTGTTAGGGTCGAGATAGTCTGTGCCAGCGACAGCCGCCGAAATGGCGGATGTGCCGTTCCCCTTGAGAATACCCGTCAGGGTGGTGGCTCCCGTACCGCCGTTGGCCACGGCGACCGTGCCGGTCACATTGGCTGCGTTGCCGCTGATGTTGCCGGAGATATCCGAGCCGGGGATGGTGGAGACACCCGTGAAGGCCGATGTGCCATTGCCCTTGAGGTAGCCGGTCAGGGTCGTCGCGCCCGTGCCACCGTAGGACACGGAAATGGTCGTGCCGTTCCAGGTGCCCGTGGCGACGGTGCCCAGCGTGGTGATCGTATTCTGGCCAGCGTAGGTGCTGGCAATATCGATGGAGTCGGCGTTGACGGTGATGCGGTTGGCGGTCCCGACGACATCGACGGTGTTGCCGGTCTTCGTCAAGCCTGCGCCCGCCGTGATCTGGCCGGTGCCGCTGAACTGCACGAAGGTCAGGCTGCTGGTGCCGAGGACATACGACCCGGTCGGCTTCTGCAAGACATAGCCGTTGTTGGCGTCCGAGCCTTCCTCGACGAACACGAACGCGCCAGCGGTCAGGTTGCTGGTTGAGTTGGCGTCGGTGGCCCGGGTCATGGCGGCTGCCGACCCGTTGAAGACATAGATGCCGTTCTGGGCGGGGGCGGTCTGGGTTTTCACCAGCACACGGTCGCCGGA